GAAGATATTAACTCTTTATTAGCAAAAACGTATTTGATTTCTTCTTCTCTTGTCATTTCTTTACTATTTTTGAAAGTGATTTTTCTTTAATTGCTTTTAACTTTTCTATTTCTTCTTTTGTCAATTCTTTTTTCATAATCCTAATGTAATTTTAAAATCATTGCTTAGTCTTTTTTGTTCTTCAGGACTTTCATAAATTAAAGTTTCCTGAAATGCTTTTAAAGTATCAATCTTAGCTTTCATAATCAATTGCATAACTGGCAAATGGTCGTAAGAAGCCTTTAATGATTCGTTTTTATTTAATAAGCCTAATGAACTTGCAAAACTATTCATGGTATTATTAGCATCTGTTTGGATTGAATTTTGAATATAATCTAACATCGCCTTTTCTTTATTTTCGTACGTGCTTGAACCGTTACTAAAATAATTTAAAACATCTTTATTCATGTCGAATGCGTTTAAACAAGTCAAAGCATCGTTACTAAATTGCTCGTCTAAGTACAAACGTTTCATATCACTAACTAAATGCTGTGCTTTAATATTTGCATTAGTTATTAATAATGATTTTTTAGCAATCTTTGAGAATATATCTTTACGGTCATTATCTTGTATCTGTGCTTCATTACCATCTCCCTGACTTGCCATTAAATACTTTTGACTCATCTTTAAATTTACATTTTTAGATAGTAAATTTTCGTCGATATTTTCAATAGTTTTTGAAATACCTTTTAAACGAGATGGTGAACTCATTAAAGAATTAGTTGTTAACCCATTAGCGAGGTCATAAGTAGGAATAATATCTTTTAATTTTATTTCAAATGTCTGACCGTCTAAATTATAAATTATTTTCTTTTCTCCAAATGCTTTTAGTTCTGCTTTTGTATAGATAAAAGATTTAACTTTTTCAGTACTATTTAAATCTATTTCGCTCGGAATAAGATTGAATATTGCTTTCGTGTTATTTAAAGCATCAACTTTGTATGTGAAATTAGTTCCTGATGATGACAAAAACCACATTTGCTGAAAGAAAAAATCTTCTTGTGATTGAAAATAATTAGGTTGTTTGAATAATTTAATTATTTCGCTGTTTTCTATTGGCTTATTTGCGCTATTTAAATGGGTTATTTTCATTTGAGAATATATCTTTGCTCTCAAAGCAATAATAGCCATTATTACAGGGTTATTCAAAGAAGTATGTAGATACTTATCTGAGTTAACGAATCCGTTTTGCTCTAAAAAAGAATAGGTAAAAGTACCACTGCGGTCTTGTTCCACACTGATACTATTACCTTTCCAAAAATCGAATAATCCCATTTAGTTATGTTTCACAACATTAATAATAAAAGCAAATATAGTAAATTAATTAATACATACAGCTTTTTTTATTTCATTTCCATCTTTATCATATCCAATTACTTGAATTTGATATATTTTTTCTGATTCTTTCATAATTATTAATTTTTATCTAAGATAATCTAAAAACTTTAACAAACCACGAAATAACATATTTCATTGCGTCCAAACTGTGGTCATCTCCGTTTTCTTCTGGCACATCCATTTGAATACCTTGCCATATTTTCCAAGAATAATTTTCGTATTCTTGTTCTATGTTAATTGATTCTTTTGTATAATGAATTTTGCTTTTCTGCATAGTTTCAATACCTGAACTAATCGAACCAGCTCCCTTTTTGGCTTGAATTATATTATATCCAGCATTCTTTAATTTTCTCGATTCTTCTTTGTTAAGCTCGTTTCCTGAATCGGCTATAATCTGTTTATGCTTAGGAATATTTAAGCGTTCAAATTCATCCGACAAACTTCCTTTAATATCGTTTAAAGGCTTGTATAGAATTTCTCTAAAGAAATAATTTTCATCACCGTCAAACTTCATTTCAACCAATGCACTTGGCGCACTCAATCCATAATCTAATCCGTAATAACTTTGATACGGTAATTTTTCAAAATCCGAATTACTTAATAATTCCCACCCTTTAAAAATACGATTTGGTTTTTCTGATTTCTGACCTAATCCAAATACTAACCAATGATACAAAGATGCACTTCCGACACTTTCGTTATAAATACAACGTTTTAACTCATTTAATTGCTTTTTAGTATAATTATTTTTGTTAAGTTCAATATTATAATCTTTATCTTTTATAAAAGAATGGCTAATTGGTTGGTATGATTGTATGTGTATTCTCGATTCTTCAGGACAAAAAGGGTTGTCTTCAAATGTAGAAAATAAAGTAATTGTATTTTCTTTTCTCTTTTCTTCATTTACCCAGTGTGTTTGTTTTGGATTCCAGTCAAATAAAATATACTTTGATGTTCTTTGTGAAAGCTGTTTGTAAACCTCGTGAGAGAACTTATATGGTTCATTTATCCAACATATGTCCTGAGTCATACCCATTGCATCATCCTCGTCATCTAATCCAGTAAACCTAATAAAAGAATTATTATGTAAAAAAGTCCAAGTATGATTCGTTTTATTACGTAAAAAATAATTAGTTAGATTTTCTTTTTTAATTAAAGCGTCAAATTCAAATACAGATATTTCTTTTTTCTCTAATTGCTTTTTTCTACCCATTGGGTCACTTAACCATTTAACCCAATCAATCTCTACAATTTCCCTGCATGATTTTTGCGTATCTCGAAGTATTGTGCAAGTTGTTAATGGGTTTTCAAATAAATCTAAAAATAGATTTTGAAAGTTACTCCAAGTCTTAGAACTTCTGGAACTGCCCTCCTCTACTATAAGTTTATAGTTTTTAGATTGTGAAGCGTTCCATATGTCCTCGAAAACTTTTGTTGCTAAGAATTCTATCTCACTACTCTTCGTCATTGTTTCTAATTATACGCACACTTATTGATGATGGGTTTTGCACCGAAATATCCCCTGTAAGCTCCGTTTTTGTAGTGTCTTGTAAACTATTAAGCCTTTGCGTAATTGATGGGTTATATACGCCTAAAAGCCCTCCAGTGATTTGATTTGAACGAATTTCTTTTTTGATATGCGAACAGATAGGAATGAACTCAGAATAATAATTGTCTTGATTCTTAAAATATTGTTCAACACATCCATAATTATTATAACAAAATACCTCAAATCCATCCATTGTATATGGCAGTTTCATTGCGTCAGTCATTCTCTGTCCCTCTTTACCAACATATTGAATTTTTAACCAATCAGCAGCTTGAACTAATAAATCTTCTTTATATAGTTTCCATGCGTGTTCTAACTCATCAGGTGTTTTAAATATTCGTGTAGGGTGCATAACATTATGTTTTAAAAAACCCCGCAAGATTAAAAAAACTCCAACGGGGCAAAATTATGAATTACAAATATAGTGATAATTATTATATCTTCTCAAAATTAATTATACATTTCATACCGTTCTCTTTTGCTTTCAATTGCAAGGCTTCTATTTCTTTCGAGTAGTCTGGTTGTGGTTTTATTCTAATTGGATGCATTGCTTCATGCCAATTTAATCCATCAAAATACTCATATTTAACTTCATCCTCCCAACTATCACAAGCTTTTAAAAATATTTCGGAATCGAAAGTTTCGTACAATTCCATTTTATCATTTTTTATTGCAGAAATAGAATAATTAGTGACTACTTTTTGTTTGTTTCCAGCATAGTTTATTAAATACGGATAACCTTTTAAATTTTCAACATTAGCAATTTTCAATTTTATCCTATCCTTAATACTCTCAAACTGTTCCTGCGTGCATCTCATTGCTATTTTTCTCATAATTTATTCATTTTAGATTCGTATATATAATATATTACTGTTGTTTTTAAAGGATAATATATACAATTATCCATACTTAATGATTCAATTTGATTTTCATTATATAAAGCTCTTTTGTCTTTTGTCTTAACTTTTTTTAGCCCTATTTTATAAATCTTATTACGAACTGCCTTTACACTTATATTTAATTGCTCGGATATTTGGTCAACGTTATAAAGTTTTGTCATGTTTTAATAATAATTGATTCAATAAAATTACCAAGTTTATATCTTTTATTTTCTCCCTTTGGATAATTTTCAATTCTATAATTTAGTTTTTTAATATACTCTTTTCTTTTGTTTTTACTTGTTGCAAAATAAATATATCTATGTTTGGCACTTCGATATTTTCTTAAACCATTTTGCTTATCATTATCGTAATGCCTTGAATGTTTACCACCATCTACATACTTATCAGTTCTTGCTTTTGTCATTCCAGTATAAATCCAATTTGTAGCTTGGTAAATATATCCGTTATGGTTCATTTGGCTATCAGCATAAGATACAATTATTAAGTCTTTACTTTTCAATTCATTTAAACACCAAGATACAAACTTTGATAATTGTATTTTAATTTCTCCGTCAACACAAAGTCTGTTTAATTCAAATACTTTTTCGCTATATTCTTTTCCACACACTCCAATGCATAAACTGTTACTTGCTGGCTTTCCAAAAGTACAAACTGCTTTTAGTATTTCATTTTCAAAATAACCAAAAGAATAAGTAATATTTGGTTTTCTTCCAGAATAATGCTTTGGTAATAAAAAATCAATTGCTTGTTTATAATTAATTATTTTCATCATATTTCCAATCTCTTAAATTTTTTTCAAAATCTAATTCCTCACTAAGTTCCATACCTACTGATATAGCTATGTATAACGCTATACAAAGCACAAAAACAATAAGTGACAACAATAATACTCCGATTAATAAAAATTCGTTATTCATGATGTTGCTTTTTTAATTAGTTGTTCTATTTCTTTTGTTATTTTTGCTTCTTCACTACAATTTGCAATCCAATACGAACATCTTTCTAACATATCCAACATTTCAGGCGAACAAGCTATTAATTTTGCGTTTGCTAATTGCATTTCTCCTGACTTATCAAAATCACCACCATCAGTAATTCTATAAATTTTGCAAAAATCTTCCCAATCATCACCAGAGATTAATGCGTGTCCATTTCTACTTTTGGAAATAGTCCACTTTCCTTTTGTTCCTTTAAATTCGCTCATAACTTTAATATTTAAATAAGTTTTTATTATTCCCACATAATACAAAGGATATATAATCCCAAAGTTGCTCTAATTTTTTCATGATGTTTTTATTTTTTTTAATAAATAAGGCTTAATATTCTCTTTAAAACCGCTATTATATTTTACAGTAACAGTTTTAGTATTTATTTTAATTATCTCTACTTTATTATTAAAAGTTTCAAAAGCAAAATCTCCCACTTTAAATATATTTGAATCTAATTCAATAGTTTTTTTTATTTTAATAGGGTTTTGTAATTTTTCTATTTTGTTTTTTATTATATCTAATTCTCTGTACAAGTCTAACTCTTTAGATATTTTATTTTCCCATTTTTTTTTATTAGAACCATTTTTAAAACCAACCATTCCTCCATAAAAAGACTTTTTTAAATCATCTTCTTTATTTAAAATAGCTTCTAATTTATTTTTTTTAGATATTAATTTATCTAATTTATTTTTTATAACCAACCCATTATTAGGGTTAGTTATATTTGCTAAAGTTTGAAATATATTTTCCATATTAAATAAATATTCTTTCGTTAATTTCATTTTTTGATATTGGGAAATATCTACCGTATGACCATCTGTAATATCTAATTCCTTTAGCAGTCATTTTAGAATAAATATTAAATACTTTTCCATTTTCGTATTTTACTTGTTCTCCTGTTGATGTAAAATCTGTTGTCATAATTTCTATTTTTTTATTGTTGTTATTTCTTCTACAAATATAAGACTTAATTTTAGATGTACAACAAAATGATATAAAATAAATGTTATTTATAATAATTCTAAATAGTTAATAGATTTTAAACTTAATATATTCACTACCTTTTTTAACTATTTCCTTGAATACGTGCATTTCGTATATAAATCGGTCATCAACTCCGTACTTCTTAACTAAGCAATCTATAAATGTTTTAATACAATTATCTATATCACTCGCTTTACTACTAAAACCAAATTCAATCGCTATCTTTATATTTGTTTCGTCTGGAATATATAGCGTTTTTGGTAATTGTAACAAACAATTTTTAATAAAATAGTCGTACTTATCGGTTCTGTATTTTCGTCCTTTAAAAGCCTCGTTTATTGATAGAGGCTTAATTTGTAAAAGATAATTCATTTTAATTTTTGTTTTATTGAATTAATAGAATTTGTATTAATTACTTTTACTTCTTTTTTATTTTTTGCTATTTGATTTTTAGCCCATCTTTGAACGTGACAAACTGATTCTAAATATATTTGTAAATTATCTTTCATATTTATTTTTTTTAAAATGGTACATCTTCAGCACTTAACACTTCACCAAATGCATCTTTTATATTTTCTAAAGTTACTAATTCAGTGTTTTTTAAAATTTCATCATTACCAGTTCTTTGTTTGTCAAATAAAGTAAACGGAGAAACACCGTTAAAATAATATCTTTGGTCTCTAACATTAAAAGTTATTTGGTCAACGTTCTGAGGAACTCCAACTAATTTTTGCTTTTTAATCTTTTGACTTCCAAAAATCACATCTGAGTCTTTAAAATCTAAGGCTCTATTTGGTCTCCAAACATACATAACATTGTCTGCTTTATCGGCAAAAGTACCACCTCCTTTTATATTATTTAATTCAGGTCTAAAATAACGTCCATTGTCTTTGTCATTCTTTCTTGCAGTTAATTGGTGAGCAACTAAATTAACTGACAAATCATTTTCAATAGAAAATCTTTTTAATTGAGTCATGAACCTTGAAATATATAAATCCTCTCTTTCTCCGTTATTCATTAAATGCTCAATAGTGTTATATGGGTCAATTACTAATGTTCTAACACCGTGTTTTTTAACTAAATATTTAGCTTTATCAAAAATAGTTTGAAGTTTAAAATCTTTCTCTGGATAAATAACAAAGAAATAATCTTTTATAAAATTCATTGCTTCTTTATATTCAGATTCAGTCATATAATTATTTGAATAAAACGGGTCGCATGATTTTCCTATGTAAGTTTCAATTAAATCATTATAAAAATCATCTAAAGGAAAGTTTTCTGGACTAAATACAGCTACTTTTATACCAGATAAAATCGCACGAATTAAACATAATTGATTTAAAAATAAAGATTTTCCCTCGTTCTGATAACCAGTCCATAAATTAACTTCTCCACCTCTCCAAGTCCAAGCCTTATCAATTTCGCTTATACCCGTTGTTTCGCCTCTATTTTGTCCATTACGATAACTATTAAGCATTGAAACCGTAACATCTTGAATCGTAAATATCCCCTCTATTTTTACATCTTTAGCTAATTTAATTGTATTTGCTAATGCATTTTTACCGTACTTAATTAAATAATCATTTGCATCTTTACAGTCTCCAAAATCAACAATTTTACATTTTTCAGCACCAAACCTTCTGATTAATTCCTTTTGCCCCTTTT